GCTGGGTCTCGCGCAGGCGTGCGGTCAGCTTGTCAATGCGCTTTTTGACGCCTTCGCTGTATTGGTCGAGCTCGCCCCCGGCAGCGTTGTCGCTGCCCTGTGGGGAGGGCGTTTCAACAAGGGGCGCTTGGGGCTTGTCCAGCACTTCAGCAGCGCCGTCCTCCCCGATGGATACGGTGGCTGGACTTTCATCCTCACCGATCTTAAATTGCAGGTCATCATTCATGTCGTTGCTCCTTTACATGTGCAGAATGTCTTCAGGACTGTTCACAACAGCCAAAACTTCGTCGTCGTTCAACAAACGAATCTCACCACCGTCGATTGGGATGCGAGCACCCGCATATCGGCCGAAGATGATCCAGTCACCTGCCTTGCACCACGGTCCGGCGGGAAATTTACTCTCGTCGGCATAGGCAAGATCGCCCACTTTCAAGACGTAGCCGCACGTGGTGCCAAGCTGCGTTCTGCGCTGCGTTTCCTCGGCCAAGACGATGCCGCCTTTGGTCTTCTCCGCGCCGCGATAGGGCAGGATGGCAATGCGCCACCCGGTAGGTTTTGGAATGGTGTCGATGACGGCTTGGGCGAGCTTCTCGGGGTCAAACCCGAGCTCGGTGTAGGCGTCTTCGAGGGCTGGCGGCTTGTTGGCTGCTTCCTCGGCCCACTTACGCTCCAAGGCGGTCATGTTGATTTCAGGTACTGCTGCGGTTTCCATGGTCTTCCTTTCACTTGAGAAAATCGTCGACATCGTCTGTGACCTTTTTGAGCAAGTCTTTCACGGAGTCTTCAACCATTCTCAAACCCTCAAGGCGACCCATCATGAAGCGGTAGCGCTCCATGTCTGTGATGGTTCCGTTCAGGACAATCTGCTTGGATTGATCCTGGAGTTTCCTGATTTCTTTCAGAACTGCTTCTGCAAATTCAAGCATGGTGATTTCCATGAAAAGCAGACGGTACAAGGCCCCGTCTGATAGCGCTTACTCACAACTCAGTATATCTTAACTGGACGATTACCGTCCTTTTTCTTCACAATCATCGCGGGACCTTGAACACCTTTCGGTGTCTTCACCGCGCCGCCCTTGGCCATCTTGGTTTTACCGGCCTTGTCGTATGCGATCGCAGCGGCCTGCTTCACGGCGGCCGACTTGCTCTTTGGCGCACTGGTGCCGATCTTGCCGTCCTTCTTGTAGTCGCGAACAATCTCTCCGATGTTGGAGCTGATTGTCTTCTGGCTAGAACCTTTTTTAAGCGGCATATTGGCCTCCGGGTTGGTTGATCTTGGCTTGCTGCAGTTGCAGCTTCTGCTGGTTAATCTGGTTGGTTTCTTGCGCTTTCTGCTGATCCAGCGCCAAGCGCTGCTGATCAATGTTGATGCGTGCTTGATCCGCCTGGCCGCGCTGGGCAATCTCTTTTTCCTTGAGCACGACCAACGGGTCGGGTCCTTCGCCACCTGCGAAAGCCTCTTGCATGTCCCGCACCTCCTTGATTCCAGCTGCAATGCGCAGGGCAATCATGCCCTCCTTCTGGATGGCAGACACCATGCGATCGGGATCGGTGCCATAGGCCTTGAACAGGTCGGCTTCGACGTCCTCTTCCGCGCGCAGGCGCACGTGATCCAGGATGTGCTTTTGCAGTTCAATCGCGGCCAAGGGGTTGGCCTGCAAAAGAGGTGACAGGCCCATCATCAGGTGCGCTGCCATGTGGGCATCATGCTGCTGGCCGGCAAAGGCTTTGAGCTTCATGCCATTGAGCACGTCGCTGTTTTCAGACGCAGGGTCGCGAGGCGTATTGGTGTTCTGCGGCAACAGCACACCATCAATGTCACGGACGTTCAGCGCTGCATACATGCGGTAGAAGGCCTCGTACATGTTGTGCATGTTCGGGGCGCTCTGTGCAAGCTGCAGCTGCATCTGCGCAAGCTGGATACGCTGAGCGGAGCTGAAGATGTTGGGGTCAGCCACGGGCTGCACCGACACCATGGTGTCAAAGTCCTTCTTCTTGATCTTGCGACTGGCCCCAGGCACGTCGTAGGGGTACTCGTCAGGCATGTACTGGCCAAAGCCTTCGAACAGCAGGCGAAACTCCAGCGTCTGCGCATAGTGCAGGCGCTTGTGGATGCTGGACATGACCATGGAGCCGCGCTCCAGCAGCGCCAGAGTCGTTCCGACCTGCGCGTACTGGTTGCCGTCGCCAACTTGCATGTCGGCAGTGCTGGACAGGCGCTTGCCCGAGTCAATCAAGAACCCCATCAGGGCAAACAGCACCTGGCTTGGCTCTTTGTAGGGTAAGGGCATCAAAGAGGCGGAAAGTTCCGCGCCGCCAGCGTCAATGTCACGCCATTCGCCTGGTTGGATCGGATTAGAGTCGTCCGCGATCCGCGCGCCCTTGGCCTTGAAGCCTGCGGGCAGGTTAGACAGAGTTCCAGCGTCGGTCAACTGGCGCAAAGCGCTCGTAGCGGCCTTGCTGAGGCCACCAATGAGGTGCACAAAGCCCAGACCATAGGCTCCTGGGCCTTCGACAAGCACGTAATGCACAAAATAGTTGCGGCGACGGCATTTTTTGTCGTCTTCTTTCCAGTTTCGACGAATTCCGACCACTTTAAGCGTGTCCTCGGCCAGTGTGACGACGTATGGGCGCTTGATCCCGGTCACCTCGCCGTCTTCGTCCTTGTCTTCAAAGCCTGGGATGTCCAAATCAACCAGTTGCTCGAGCAAAAACACCTCTCCAATGTCGTCGGTAGGCTGGATGCCGGTGATTTTGTCAACCGCCTCTTGAATTTGACTCGCATCAGCAGGTGTAGAGTAAGTGTCCAAGAAAATATCGAGGTACTCACCGGCCAAGGCGCGCTTTTTGTACTCGTTGGAGTCCATCGCAATGCGGTGCGTGAGCCGTGGGCATTGGGACACGACACTTGAGCCGTTGTAGGGGATGTAAACGTCGTCTGCCAGGCACAGTTTGGACACCATGCGCTCCAGTTGGTAGTCGTAGTAGACCTTTTTGAAGGTCGAACCACCGTAACCAGTGTAGAAAAGCTGCTGGTCAAACTCCGGCGTGTACTCCTCCATCACCGTGGTGAGCTGATAGTTCATAAAGTCCTGCACGCGGCCGGCCTGCTGGAACTTTTCCACCGTCTCCTTGCCCATGATCTGGCTGCGGACAGGTCCGCCGGCAGGCATGAGCTCTTTGAAGGCCTGTGCCTGGAACTGAATGATGGCCTCGGTCAGCATTGGATGGGTCGCGCCTGACGCGCCACGGAAAGGCTTGGTGCGCTCTTCCATGCGAAAGCCCAGCAGATCAAGGCCCTTGGCGTACATCTGCTCCCAGTCGGAGCGCGAACCCTTGTCCGCCTCGAACAAAGAGGACACTTCGATGCCGATCGTGGCCAACTCGTCTGGATCAATGACCTCGGCCAGGTTGGCGTAGAAGTCCACCTCCTCGGCATCCTTCTCGCCCATCTCAATGATCGCGCCGCCGTCCTCTTCGATGATGATCTCGATGTCCGACTGGGGCGCTGGAATGCCCCCGCCGCCGATGACTACCTCGAGCATGGGCATGCGGTTCAGTGCTTTTTCGATTGCCATTTTGTTCCTTATCGAGTGCGTGAGGACGCGCCGAGCTTTGTTTTGTAATTCTGCAGCAAGGGGGTCAGGTAGCTGTCCGACTCCTCAATTGCCGACGGCTTAAGGTAGTCTTGGAGGAATCTCAGGACGGCTCCGTCGTACTTCTCAGGTGCAGTGTTGCCAGTGGCACGACCGTTACCTTTGATTTGTGTCACGACAGGCGTGGTCTCGTCCAACATCTTCACCTCAATTGTGTTGACAGGTCTATTTCTGTTGTCACGTAGAGTATATACCCGCCACTGGCCTGTGTTAAACCCTTTTTGCTTCTCGGAACCGTAGCCTACGCTTCCAAGCTCATAACCACCCACGGAGTGGCCGACATACGCGCCTTCCGGCACTGTTGCTTCGCGCTTTTCAATGCGTTTCCAGGCAAATCCGTCCAGGCCCGAGCCCTCGCCAAACTGCAACAGGGGCTTGCTCACACCTTCAGAAAACACTTTTTCCGCCACGGGCTTGCCGGCTCTAATCCTGCTGACCATGGTCTCAAGCTTGAACTTGTCTTCTCCCAGCTTTAATCCCCCGCGTACCGCGTCTTCGAAACGGATGTTGGCAAGCTCTCGCGCGGGCAGGCCGGCCAGGTACTGATTGATGTTTTCTGGCTTAAACAACACGTCAAGTGTCTTGCCCATGTAGCCAATGTCGTAAACAGGCTCGCCCTTTTCAATGGCGGTAAGCACGTTTTGGGGCAGTAGATTTGGCCCCACTTCTGACTGGTCCAAGCCTTGTAGGCCTGAGCGGCCCTTGCCAAACTGGTCATTGGCCCACGCAAGTTGTTGCTCAGGCGTCATCTTCTTGTAGGCAGATGCCTCTTCAAAGGCTGCGTACAAGTCCTTTGCTGAACGCGCGCTGTTCTCGTTCACAATGCGGTCCGGGTCTTTGATCCCACGGGTTGTGACCCCTATTTCGGTGTTAATCAGCTCTGGTCGCACGCCCTGGGCCATCATCTTGTCCGCTTCTGCCTCTGCCGCTGCACGGCCCATGGCCCGGCCTTCCGAGCTGATGGAGCTGTAGGCGGTCTCAGCAGCAGCAGGGTTGGTGGTGATCAGGTTGCCCCGGAGACCTGTAGCCTCGTCATAGCGCCGCGAGACGTCTTCGTATGATTCCGGATATTCTGGGAAGAAGCGCGATTCAGCGGGCCCTGGACCAACAAAATCCGCAGCTGGACGTGCCCCTTCTCTGGTCCTTGTCTTGCCTACGGCCAAGGAATCTATAAGGCTCCTCGGAAAGCCTGTTCTCAGGTCTGACAACGCCGTTCCCTTAAGCCTGCCTGCTTTGATCCCTTCCAAAATCGGGTCGTCTGGCGTGCCGTACTGCCGTTCAAAGTAGTTGCGCGCCTTCTTGTTCCAGAAATCTTCAATAAGGCCGCGTTTCTCATCGTTTCTTTCTGTGACGTACTTGGCCTCAGTTATGCCGCCTTGCAACAACTGATCTACCTCGCTGACGTTTTTGTTCAGTCCCACTGGGCCCGTGAGCATGGTGCTGCCGGTGGGGCGCACCGCGTACGACGCGCCAGGGACAGAAATCTGGCGGTTGTACTCCAAGAAATCCTTGCCCACGTCAGCAGCCTTGTCACCCACGGCCTTGGCGGCCTTCATGCCTGCGCGCACAGGTGCGGTAGGGTTCGCGGCGCTTGAGCCAATCTCAGCCATGTTGTACAGGGCGCGCGCTGCCGTGCCTTCCTTAGGCGGCTCCTGGCGAATGCCTGCCTTGGTGGCGCGGCGCTTCAAATCCTCCGAGCCCAGCATGGGCGCTTCCACGTTGTAGCCAAACGGACGCATGGCCATGGTGGCCAAGTCCACCGGTGCACCCAAGAGGTTGTACGGTGTTTCAGAGATGCCCTGCAATGCAGCAGCTTCCAGGTCCCCTGCCTTGGTCGAGCTCTTGCGACCTTTGCCAGACTTGGGCGTGACAAAAGCAGGCCTGCTTGCGGCGTCAAGCTCTGCTTGCGAGACCTCTCCCTCTTCAGGGCTGCCCTCGGCGCGCTTCTTGGCAGGGCCGAGATTGACTCGGACTTCACGGCCCGCGCCAGGCGGCACCTTCTCGCCGGCATAGTCTCGGATCAGGCCGTAGGGCCCGAACGCGCCGTAGTCCCCGGTCCGCGCTTCTTGCATCGCGTTGGGGTTGGGCGGGTTGAAATCGTACTTGTCCACGACCTGCAAGTTGCCCTGGGGGTCTTTCATGTACCTGAACTGGCCCAGTGTGGTCTGTACGTTGCCCATGGGATCAGCCATAGAAAACAGGCTCGGGGACATCGATGCAGGGACCTTGCCTTTCTTGTTCATCTCCTTGGCCAGGGCCACGTAATCAGCGTAGTTGATGGAGCCCTTGTCCCCGCCCTTGAGTGCGGCCAACTCCCGCATGACGTCCATCTCTTCAGGCGAAAAATTCTTCTCGGTGATCGGCGTCTTTGCGCCTTGCACGGTCTCCAGCAGTGTGCGGCCAGAAGTGGGGAACACGTCTGCAGGCAGGCGCTGCGCGATAAAGTCCAGAACCCTGTTGACGCCTGTGACTTTGGGGGCGGCGTTTCCCTCAAGCTTTTTTACTTCACCACCATCAGCAAAAGTCTTCTTGGCCAAAGTGTTTCTGGTCAGGGTTGGTGCCTCCAATGTTGGCGCTCCAAGGGTATTGGCCCGTAGGCCGCGAGCCTTGTTCTTGGCAGCTTCAATCTTGCGCTGGTACTGCTCGACAAACGCCTCCATCTGCGCCCGGGCTGAGTCCGTGTTCTTAGGCTCACCAGGCGAGGATGTCGTGTCAAGCTTCAGCTGCTTAATTTCCGCCAAAGGAGCCAGCTTGAGGTTCATCTCCTTGGAAGACTCCGAACCGCCCGCGCCCCGCGAAGGGCGCTTTATGTTCTGGCGCACAGGGGACAGCTTCTTGGTCACGCTAGTCACATCGGTCAAATACTTTTGAGCCGTGCCCAACGGGTCTATGTCGGCCGACTCAGTTTTCTCCTGCTCTTGCTGCAGATAGTCGTTGACCAAAGTGCCGTTGCTCACGGCCTCTCCGCCTTCTTTGAAGAACGCCGGCATTGTTGGGGCCGCAATTACATTGCCAAAACGGTCCGTTGTAGTGCCCAAGGTGCCTGACAGAGGCGCTCCTCCCCCTGAAGCTTGAGCGGACAGTTGGCCCTGTCTCACCGCGTCTGCTGCGGGGACCACTGCGGAAGCAACTGCGTTACCCATGCGATCCCGCGTGGTGCCAAATGTGTCTGACAGCTTCTTGTAGCTACCCAAAGTGTGGGGGTCCAAACTGTTATTGCCCATTGAGCGCGCGGGTAAAGCGGGTGCAGACGGTGTGCCAGACTGGGCCGGCACCATTGGGCGCTCATAACTGTTCGCAGGAGCAGACAGAGGGCCGATTGCGGCGCGCCTGAGCGCCTCATCCTCAAACGCGTTCAAGCCAGGGGCCCTCAAGCCGGCACCAGGTAGAGTGGGGACGCCGTAGTCAGGTGTGCCAGGGCCCCCAGGTGTGCCACCTGTTCCGGGCCTTGGCCGCATGGTTATCGGGTCAAATTCCCTTGGACCTGTAGCAGAATTCACTGCAATTCCGGTAGGGGGGATTGCCGGAGGTGTCACAGGAAATGGCGTCACAGGTGG